TTAAGGCCAGCGAATTTAGAAAAATAATTGATGACAACAATATCATGCATTCTTTTTCTAATCCTGGATATCCTTATGATAATGCCGTAACGGAAGCATTTTTCAAGTATTTAAAGCATAGACAAATCAACCGAAAACATTATCAAAATATCAAACAGGTTCAATTAGACTGCTTTGAATACATTGAGAATTTTTATAACAATTACAACCCACATACGGCTAATCTAGGACTAACCCCTAATCAGAAAGAAGAAAATTATTTTAACGCAATAAAATAACACGGTTTTCTGTCTACTTATTTGACATTAGTCCAAATTGCCATCTCTCAAAAACGGACAGATTGTCTTTTCCCCACTCATATCCAACAAGCCGTAAATCACGCTGTTCTGTCAGAAATGCAATTACTTCTTCTTTTGTCATTCGCCCACGCTTTCTAGTAATTCGCTGTTTTGATATATGTTTCCGATTGCTTCGTTCTCATCAACTTCAGTCCACAAACCAACCGCATCTTTACCTGTGTCAATTAACCAGCGACCTTCTAACATTTTTACTACACCTTTAAAATTTTTATATGTGTAATCTATGAGACGTGTTGTTAAAACTATATCACCATCAAAAATCTCAATACCGTTTTTGTCAAACATTCCTGTGGATTGCATGAGTATATAGTTGTCAAGATTATCCTCTACAAAATGGAATGTCTCCATATGTCCGGGGCGAAACTCATCGTAAGCTAAGCTGCATCTATATATTTTGCGCACACTTAATTCAAAGCCGTCAACACCATACATCTTTTTGGTCTCTTTATTAAACACTCTAAATTTCGGTATCATCAGAATTCCTCCTGTTCAATCAATCGTCTAATGACTTCTATACAAACTTCTGCGTTATCTTCGTCATAATTATCATCGTATTCATTGATAGCAAGTCTAATGTCTCTTACTAAATTTTTATTAATCAACATCGGTTATCCCCCATGCTCTAAATTTCAGTATCGTTCCTCTTCCTCCATCCAGACAGACAACATCATGCAATAATTCGCCATGTCGTTTAAGGTGTCTATTAGGCTCTCTGAGACGTTTTGTTTATTCTGGGTAAGATTATATAGCCTGTTGTATTTATCGCTTATACGGACGATACCAGCCACATATCCGAAGTCGTTTAGAGACTTCTCGAAAGAATTTCCGTAATCTGCGTTTTTGGCTAAAAATGTTTGATAGTTTTCGTTATATGCTACTTGCATACTCTCTGCGTTTATTTTATCTGCCATACTATACCTCCTCAGAAAGTCATTGCTGCGTACATCAATCGTTTAACTTTCTTGTAATGGTCTAACTTTGTATCTCTGTGCTTTTTGTTTAACTTTATAAAAATATCAGTTTCATGGCTGTTTGGATTTTGATACTCTCTATATGATTTAAGATACAGCTGCACATAAATATCTTCGTCAAAATAATCTTTAAATGCTTCGATAACGTACGGTCTTGGCAATGTTTTTCGACGTCTGTTATTTGTAACGCTACATCTTATTCGCTCAGCTTTTTTGCAATCTACATCTAGCTTTTTAATTTGCCTTACAATCCCATCGTCAAAAATTTTGTAAAATTTATTTATTAATTCATCTGTCAATCTCTTCAATCCTCACTTTTATTCTTGGATTCTGACTGTATTTCTTCTTTGCTCTTAAGTCGCATACAATATTATCGTCTGACCAAACAATCCCCGATTTCTGTATTCTGTCGTAACCTGCATCGGAAATACTATCAAAAACAGCTTTAACTAAGTTATCAATATCAGGCTTCTTTACGTGCCATATAAGCTCATTTATAAATTTTTGATACATTTGTACGGTTTTACTTTTTGAGCGTGCTGTAGGCTCTTTTAGTAGCGTTTGGGGCGCTCTCATGTAAAACGTGACATCTACTTTTACACAGTTATCAAAAAACGGTCCATCATAGTTTTTTTCAATCCAACCAGTAACTTGTTTTCTCCACTTTTTCATTTTAGGGTCTTCATACGTTCCCCACTTGCTAAATTTTGGTCTTGTTTGTGGTTTTGGCTCTATCGGTATTTCAAATTCTGTTTTAAAATTCAACTTCTTCAACTCCTACAAAAATAGCTATTCTTTTTGAGCTAGGTCTAGCTTGATAAGATTTAGTCATGTATTGCTCTATTGTTTGCTTTTTAATTCCGAGTCTTTCCATCAGCTCTTCTTTAGTGCCAACATCTACAAATCTGTCATCATGATAGATTGCATATATTCTTTGTTTTTTAACCATTTTTAAAATCCACACTCGCCCTAAAATTTGTGTGAGCATTGGCAAGGACGAGTGTAGCAATTCTCTATATTATCGATTTTATCGATAAGTAGACTATTCCCTTTCTCGCTCGGAAAATATAGTTACTGCAAAGGCCGAGCTTCACTCTGCAATAAGTTGTTAAAAAATCATTACTCTTTGTGTTAATTGATTAGCTCTGCAATATTCACATTTCCCGCAAGGTTTTGGGGGTTCTATCCCTTTTTTGACTGCATCTAAATGTTTGATGTTTTGTGCTAGGTTATCTAACTCATTTTGCATAGCATCTAAATTTTCGATTGCTATTGCTCTAGTATCTGGAGGTGTTTCTTTAGTCACTGCGTAAATGATTGGCTTAAATGGCTTCTTGTATTTAGCTTCTAGCATGATTTTATAAGCAGCCATCTGTAAGATGTAACCGTAAGCCTCAAACCAGTAAACGCGCTCTTGGCCATTCCAAACATTGTCGTCAACAGGGCCTTTTGTGGTTTTGATGTCCACAAAGTAGCCACAATCAACATTTAGACAGTCAATTTTACCTTTGAATTCCACGCCACCAAGTAAACCTGTGATGGCCACCTCTTTTTTGCCTTGATAATATTTCATGAATTGATAATCATTTTTAAGTGCTTCAATCATCTGTTCTGCGACTAAATAGTCTTTTTTGAGCTGACCTTTGGTTGTTCCTCTGGTCGAAATCATTTCAGAGCCGTTTTGGCCTTTGAATTCTTCATGAGCTTTTTTACTCTCAAAGTAAGAGTGGACGTAATTCCCGACAAGCAACGCAGTGTTATCTCTGGTATCTGTCCAATCACTTCGTAACTCAGCAAGCGCCCTCGCTTCGCATTCTTTAAAACGCTTGTACTGACTAATGGACCAGTATCTAATCGCTGATTCACGGCTGTAATAGTCCTTACCGAGTAAGTCTAAACTAGTCATCTAGCAACCTCTTAATTACTTCATCAATAGGTGTATCATAAAAGACACACTCTTCCCTTTCCCTATCTCCAACGAATTGAATAACCACTACTTTTTCATCTAAATCGTCAAAATTTAAAGCAGATCTTTCCCAAACGCCAACAACATATTCTGGATTAATATAATATCCTTCAATTTTTACAAGTTTAATCATATTAAGTCTCCGAGATTATCAAAGAGATTACCTTCGCTAGCTTTAATTTCACCAGTTTCTTGGTCAAAATCCGGAATTTCATCTGCCGGATAAGAGGTGTCTTCTAAAATCGTCTTATTTTCGTCTGTGAGCGTTTTTTCTTCTTCGTCATGTAAATCTTCAGTCACGTCTTTCAAATTGCTAGAAGCGTCTGTTTTTTCATTCTGGTGACCAATTAAATCATCAAGACTGTTTGTTTCTTGTGGCGTGACATCTTTTACTTGACGGTCATTGTCGTACTCGTTTTCTGTGGTACGGTTTAGGGCTTCGACAAAATATGAGCTATCATTACTTGTATTTATAAATAATTTAGCAGCTCTATTGATTGCTGTTCTCATTGCCATTTGGTCAGGGAAGTCAATTTGGACGTTCTTTGTTTTTGCTTTTGACCAGGCTTTATCAATTTGCTTTTTAGTCATAATGGTTAGATATTCTTCGTTATTAATATCCTTGATAATGCAATAAGCACCTTTGATTGGGTTGTCTTGGTTTTCCCAATCGGATTCATGACTTACAAATCTTCTACGACCATTAACGATTTCTGATTTGAAAACATCCCCTTCAAAGATTACTCCTGCCCAAATATCTTTAACTTCGTTTAGCTCTTTAACAACTTTCATTGTTCCAAAGTACGAGCGCCTTAATTGAACTTTATCACCGTACTTGATGAAGTAACATTGTTTCTTTGCAGGGCTCAACCCTTGTGCGACCATATCCAAGAGCGAAATATAAATACTCTCATCAGTACATTGACTCAACAAGTTACCACTAGAAGAGTTTTTTAATTCATAGTAAGCATTACTTAAAGCGTTACCTAAACTATAACTAGGAGGAACGATAAAGTTTTCATTTTGTTTTTCCTCGATTCGTTTGTTAACTCCAGAAGTTATCTGTCTTTCGCTCAACTCATTTACCATCTCTATTCACCTCCAAAAACCTGCTCAAACATTCCGTTTACCATACTTTTAACTTTTTGCTCTTTTGTTAACTCTGGAACATCCTCACCATCAATAAATTTTAGGTCATAAGATGCTTCGACAACTACAACATCACATCCAAACGTTTCGGCTAAGTTATCAATTTCGTCTTTTTGCATGTTGTAATATTCTTCTGGTAGGAACGATGCCTCCTGAATGATATTTGTAAACTCCTTATTATAAGCAAGCACTGCATCTCTATTTTTAAAACTCTTTAAAAAACTTCCGTCTTTAGTTTTTCTTAGCACTACAATTTTTTCTTTGATGTTCATATCATTTCCTCTTTCTATGTTTTAATTGCCAGTTTTCAGCTTTTAAGCGTTTCAACTGTTTTTTAAGCTCTATATTTTCTTCCGCTTCTTGTAAATAATCAGTCATTAACTCGCTGTATCTGCTTTGCCAATAACGACTAGACTCGTATAATTCTTCGCTCATATTTAGTCTTCCAAAATGTGAGATTTAAAAGCCCATTTACTATCAAGTCTCCGATTGACAATTAATTCAGGTTTTACATCAAATTCCGTTTCAATGTATTCCATTAAATCTTCGTCTGTATAGTCTTTAAACTCGTTGTAAGTCTGCCTCAAGGAAGGGTCTTCATAATTTTTTAGGCAATCTATCGTAAATATAAGCGCATCCCTAAAATTACCGTCAAACGTTACAAGTTCGCCATTAATCCTAATTTCTACCATGATAGCTACCTACAAATTTCAAATCTGGTCTATTTTCCAAAATCAATCCTCCCTCTGCGCAGTCTTAACTGCCTATATTCTTCAATTTTTTTATTTCGACTAGTTTCATCTAGAGCCATGATTCTTGCTGCATGCTCTTCTGATAGGCCGAAAAATGTTGTTAATGTTAGTTCCATCAGAACCTCTTACTTTCTGCATTATCTGGATATTTAAAAATATTGTTTTTTGCACCTTTGATTATGCGATCGACAAAAGCAGCATCGTAGATTTTCATAAGCTCAGCTCTACTAAAATTTGTATTAATGATAGTATTTGTCCGATTATCCAAAATATTAAATAAAAACGTATATGTCCAACCGCTAGCAGATTTAATGGTGTTACCTGTGGTTGACTCCTTGCCTAAGTCATCAAGTATCAGATAATCACAATTGATGAGAAGCTTTGACATTCTTTCTTGCGAATATTTGCTATTTTTTTTATCGTCATAATCGAATGTATCTTTGACTAGTCCGGACAACAAAGGTACCGAAACAAATATCACACTCTTTGATTGATTGTAAGATTTAAACATCTCGTTAATATTTTTAGCAATACTCATAGACAAGTGGCTCTTGCCAACCCCTGGAGGTCCTTGTAAGAGGGAGTTACCTTCCATTCCTTTAACATAATCTCTGGTGATTCGTTTGGCATAGTTTAGCGCTTTTGTATCTACAGCACTATGTTCCTTGTAGTTTTTCAACGTAGCACTAGCAATTTCCTTTGATAAAACGCTCTCTTTATAAAACACTTTATAACCCTTAGCTAGCAACGACTGGTTGTTGTACGCAATGTCAACCGCATTACTTTTCGTTTGGATATACTCTGTTGTACATTGCCAACAAAATTCTGTTTCTCTATTGCCATGATTTGGCATTTTCCTAGCATAAATTGGCATCTCGTGCTTTTCGCATGTTTTTCCAGTATCTCTAATAACACCATTCTCGAGCATGCTCTCTCTTGTCATTAACCCAAAAGCCATAGATACCTCCTAAAATCCATATTTCGGATCTGGTTTCTTAAGCTCATCTAACTCAGCTTGCGAAAATCGTTGGCCTTGTTGCTTCTGGTAATAATCACTTTTAGCAACTTCTGGCTGATTGAGATAGCTCTCAAACTTGCTAGCATTAAACAAGGTTGATGGCCTGAGATATTTTTCCATGTCAGAATTTACCCACTCGCTGCATTTTTTATCTATGACAGCTTTGAAATCTTCTAAAGTATAACTATCTTTTAGTCTCGCTTTGACTAAATCTGTGTTTGTTTTTACAAACTTATAGTTAGAGTTCATTTTTTGGTTGAGATAAGCTATTGGGATACGATAATCAAAATTTTTGGGATTACCTTTTTTGACTTGTTCGACATATTTCTCTTCTAACCAGTCTGGAAAGAGATATTCAGTCGGGCTCTGCTCGACAATATATATACTCTCCTTACCTAACCTCTCCTTACCTATACTATACTGGGTTGCCATTTGGTTGCCGTTTGGTTGCCATTTGGTTGCCATTTGGTTGCCGTTTGGTTGCCATTTGGTTGCCATTTGGTTGCCAAGCACGTAAGACCCAGTGCTGTCGGTGCTTAACATGTTTTTTTCTGTTTGATAAATTGTAGGTTTATACCTGTCTTTTCGTATTTGATTGTTAATTTTCCAGTCTTTTATGACAGTTACACCGCTCTCAAACACGACTATAAAACCCTTTGCTTGCAATAATTTTATATCGTCATTACTTGCGCCATAAGCTCGACTAAGCATTTTTGCATTTCCTACAAATCCATCATCATCCGCTTCCATTCCAAGGTCGTAATATAAAAGTCTCGTGCTTGCTGGCATATCAACAAATATATCACTAGATGTTATGTCTTTGCTAAACATTCTTCTTTGCGCCATGTTACCTCCTTAAATTTATTTATTACTCACCTCTAAAATCGCCTTTTTAAAATTAACAAGCGATTCATATTCTTCCCTTGAAATGACAATCATTTCAGAACCGCCAGGGAAATTTCTTAAAAGCCTTTTAATAAATAAATTGTCAAAAAAATGCTTATCAAATTTCAGCCAATAATAGATTTTTGTTTTTGATTTCTGTGCCATTTATCCTCCTAACTTGTAGTCCACTAGTGTGATAAAGTGGTTTAACTTCGCTTTATCTCTTGTTTCTAGTTTGCTTTTGTCAATCTGTTTTAGTAAGTAGTTAACGCATATTTTTTTAATCATCTTCTAGTACCAATCCCTCTAATCGCTTATCATAGCTAGACACAAACCACTCTTTTAATTGATTGTAAAGTTCTATTGCTTGGTCGTATTCCTCAGGCAATACTTCCTTATTTTGACTTTTACCAAAGACATTTAAGACAAGCAAACGAATATGGTTGTGCACGTCATGTGTTGTAATTTTGCTATAACTAATCTCGTTGTCCACACCAAAAACTTTTGGTGTCTGATTGAAGACGTGTTTTTCTGGTTTATAAGCACGTTCACGATTTAATTTCTTGAGTACTTTTGGGTATTTATTGTTGATCGGAATTAACTCATCATCAAAGCCGACATCTTTAAATAGCCCCTGTGGTGTGCGTTTTTCTTTCGCTTGTTTCATGCGCTCGGCTACTAATTCATTCAATTCTTCTTCAGTTAATGTGTAAGTTTTCATACAGTCCTCCTGCGAATTTGAGGCACACAAAAAGCGTACCTATAAATTTGAGTTGCACAAATACAGGTACGCTGTTATAATATAAGCGTATCCTGTATTCTTCTTGAATATGGGTGCGTTTGGCACTGCGTAACTAATCGGATTGGCGTTTGAGTAGTTACGTGGTGTTTTTTTGTTTACCCTTTTAGCTCATTATAGACTTTTTCGAGCCCTTCCATGAGGATATCGGTTTTGCTTTTTCCAGTCTTTTCGGTACAAAAATCAAGCATTTCTACCTCATTTTTTGAAGCTCTGACACCGATATACTTATCCCTTGGATTGCTAGTAGGTCGCCCCATTTTTGCCAAATCTGTCACCTATCGAAAACTCAAGGCAAGATTTAACAATTGCAAGACAATTAAAATCCCTAACAAAATTTCAGTTCTTTTTTCGTGCTTCATTTGCTAGCCTGTAGGAGCTATGTTATAATCGAAGTACACGAAACCACCGAGGGCTTTCGCCCTCTGGTTTCGTTGCTTTTAGAGAAGTTCTCGTATGAATCTGATTATTTCTATGATTATGCCGATAATCACAAATTTATCAGTCAGCGAGAGCTTTTCTTTTTGCTTAGTTTTTCGACTTCGCATAGCTCCGTTTCCTTTCCGTTGGATTTAGTTAATTCCTTAACCATGATTTAATTATAACTTATGTTTAAACAAATGTCAATGGTTTTGTTTAAACATTTTTAAATATTTTTCTTTCTCTCAAAACAGCCCTAAAATCACTTCTGAGACAGTCTGTTATCTAGACATACATTTTACCGTTCTTGTCATCAGAAGCTATCAGGATTGAAATCTCGTAGCTTTTAGAAGCTTTAAATGCTATAATACTACTCGGCACTACTACACCGCCTTAGATTGGAGGTGAGAACCATGTGCGAAATATTCTTCACAACAATCATCGCACCATTATTGGTCGGCATCGTCTTGTTGCTAGTCCAAAAGTGGCTAGACAACGATGATTAGTGTCTTCTAGGAAACTAGAAAAATCCCCTAGTATTTGCGGTACTAGGGGATTTCTTTTTGGCACTAAATGTGCTAAATATTCTTCACTTCCCCTAAAGTATACTACGAAAAAAACGAAATATCAAGAAAAAATACACTTTAACCGTATTAAAACGGAAATTTGTAAAATATATTTTACTCCAACGCACCCATATTCAGTTGTCAAAGGACTATGTATTTCCTACCAAACCTGCTTACCAGGCAAACCATCTAGTTCCTAATTAAAATTGGATTCCATTCATCCATGTTTCAAACCTTTCATATAATTATGAAAATCATCATAAGCTTTCGCACCAACTTCCCAGCCGTGTGTTTCGATTGTCCATTTTTGTTTTTCTTCCTGTTTTTTTGGTTTTGTAAAAATAAAGTTAAATAATTTTTTCATTTTGTCTTTCCTGTCGCTTTCTTATATTCTTTTTTCCACTCTTCTGTGCCTCGGTATGCAAGATATCTCTCTAACGCTTCGGCTTTCATCAGTTTTCCATAGTTGTATAGCTGAGAATACCAGCGTGGCATTTTTTGCATCTCTCTTCTAATTGTTCCGACCTCGTCAGGCCGTAAGCTAAACGCAAGCGCTGCTGTTTCGTCATTCAGAAGTATTGGAGCAATACTGACTTTTTCGACTGTGTATACTTCCATTCGCTGCCTCTCTTATGTTATAATTAAGTAAATTATTTTTTTATTTGAGTCCGATTCCCGTCGGACTTTTTTGTTATTTAAATTCGTCTAAACTGACTTTTAATCCTGTAGATAGCTTGACCATGTTCGGCCATGACAGATGTTTAATTCTTCCACTTTTCAAATCGCTAAAGTGGCTTTTGTGAATCCCTGTCAATTTTGCTAATTTGTTCATATTGAGATTCCTCTCAATCATCAATTGTTCAATTTTTTCCCACATAATCTATATTGAAAAATCAACATGTTGTGTTTTGTTTCATATTCATAACAATATGTTGTGTCTTTCGTTCCTTTCTGATATAATTTATTTGAATATGACCTCTCACCGTTGTATTCAAAAAATTATGGAAAGGAGGATAACGCTATGGATAAAAATGTTAAACAAGACCTTCTAGGTCTGATGTATATGTTGACTGAGGATGCAGACAAGCAAATTATAATTTCAACTGCAGCTGGTACTTATGTCGGAAATTTTATACCAAAAGAAAAAAACGAAAAGTATCACACAGTTTATGCAATCAGTGACAAATTACATCAAATTTCAGATACTGAACAAACTTCATCTGATTCTGATGTGATTGTCTTAGTTGATGTGATCTTGATTTCATCTTCACATCAAGAATTCAAAATGCCGTTTGTCTACTTGTTTACAGACCAAATAATCGGTGTTTCGCTTGGGAAATATTCGATTGGTCAGTAATCTCTAGTTTCTCGGCTAGCGTTTTGGAATCTACTGTTACCGCAATAGATTCTTTTTTATTTCCGCTATACGGATATTGTTTTGGTCTCATATGTTTCCTTTCTTTATATTTCAACTAACAACTGATTAATTGTTTTCGCATTCAATCGAATTTGATTACTATCAGTTTCATTTGCATTTGCTTGTAGCAATTGTTCGACTAAATCTTTCCGAACATCTCGTTTCCATTCTGTGAGTTCTTCTTTTGCTTTAGTCGATTCAAAATATTGAGTATAGTCATAATTGGTGTCACATACACCATTTTTTCTATCTCTACTCAATGTCACTTTGATATGACTTTCAGAAATGTCATATTCTTTAAGTGCTTGATACGAATCTGCTAATTTTGAATTTGGATTCTCATAGTAGAAACGTCTAATTCGTTCTGCTTTAGTCATATGTTTCCTTTCTATACAATGTCTTCCTGCTCAATTAGTGGCAAAATATTGTTGTCTTTCAACAACTCGTACAGGAATAGACGCCCCTTTTGTGTCCACGTCGTCGTCACATTGGCTCTTGTATGGCCGTTTTTGTCTTGATAGTCAAATGTGTGACTGTCTGTGTAACCTTTGCCCATATGTCGTTTATAGAGAATCCATTGTCCATTCACTTTGTGCTGCACACCAAATTCTAATAGTGTTTTATTGAA